CGTATCGTCAGTGAGCGTCTCCAGTCGCGATTTAAAATCTCGCTATCGGAGCAGCCCGCTGTTAATAGCCGACTGGCCCGGGAAGGAAGCAAGCGTGGTCGTTTTTCAACTATTGACCTCGCCTCTGCCTCTGACTCGCTATCGTTGGCGATGCTTCGGTATCTCTTGCCACGGCAAGTTCTTGCGTGGTTTGAGCTCTGCCGGACGCCGTCAACGGTGACCCCGCGTGGGGTGGTTGAGCTGGGCATGATTTCTACGATGGGGAATGGATTTACTTTCCCGTTGCAGACTGCCCTGTTCAGTTGCGTTGTTGCGGCCTGTTACGAACACCTCGGCATACCGCTGAGGAAGAACGACAGGCGACTCTCTTCCAATCCCGTGACTGGTGAAGTCAACGTCGATAACTTCGGCGCGAACTTCGGTGTCTTCGGGGATGACATCATCGTTGAGGCGGAAGCCTCTTTGCTGGTGTTACACCTCCTAGATATCCTTGGATTTGAAGTTAATCGCAGCAAGACCTTTGTCGAAGGTCCGTTCCGCGAGTCGTGCGGTGGTGATTACTTCCACGGGTTCCCGTGTCGAGGGGTCTATATCAAAACCCTTGAATCACCAAGCGACCGTTATTCCATCATTAACCAGCTCATCAATTGGAGCGCGATGACCGGAATTCCCCTTCTTGAGACCGTCGAATGTCTTTTAAAGACGGTTGATCCCCTGAAGGTCCCGATCTCGTGCCCGATCGAGTCTGGCATAAGGGTGCCCTATAGCATTGCGCCGAAGGAAAGGGATAGGAATGGCTCCGTACGTGTACGGATGCTTAAACTTCGCCCCCTCCGGCTCAGTGTAACGGACACAGAGGTGGTCAGCCCGCGAGGGCTACGTTGTCGGAGCTTTAATGCCGATGGCCTCCTGCTTGCATTCTTGAGTGGTGGGATACGTGGACACAAGATCTCCGTTAGAAATCCGGAGGTCAGATACCACACGAAGGCGGGCGTAGTTCCTAACTGGAACTACGTTCCGAGAGGCTGGGATCCTGTAAAGGACCTAGTCTCTTTTCTCAACCCCCCGGCCGGTACCCTACTTGGGTACCTGCCGGAGAATGTTGAGTGGCGACGATGG